TACGTTAGTTATTATTATCAATAACAATAAAAGCCATTGCCATTGATACGGGTATCATAAAGGCGTTTATTAACGTAGCCGTTAATATCCACCCATTTTGAAAAACTGCTAATAAATAGCAATTTATTAAAAATAACGGAATATTTATAATAAAAGATAAAAACCATTTATCGCTTAAATCTAAATCCGTTATGTGTTTTATAAAAACGTACATTTTTAATCCTTTCGTTAGTCATACGTTCCCGAATATTGCCTATGCTCATCAGCGCCGATATTATCGACGGACGGCGTCACAATGGACGCCGTTTCGCATTATGCTATTGCGTCAACTACGAACCCGCTATAGTCTTTTTTTGCGTCGCCTTTAGCGTATAAACCGACGACGACGCCTTGCGGATCTAAAAATCTTACGTCCGTTTCGTCGCCGTTTATAACGTTCATATTTAGAAAATTTTTCGGTAATATTTTATCACGAAATACGACGGCTATTCGCATACCGTTTTTAATAGCCGTTTCGACGTGGTGAGAAAAAAGCGAATTCATACCGCTATATGAGAACGTTAAATCATAAACGTTAGTATCTAAAATTTTACGGTTCGCTATTTTCGTATAGTCGTAAAATTTAACGCCGTACGTTTTATTTAATTCGACCATTTCATCCCAAAAATAATTTTCAATTCGAATGTCACTAGTACCATTAAAACGAACGGCGAACGTGTAACCGTTCGCAATTGCTTTTTTACTTTCTTTTATTATTTCCGTTTTTAATTGATCTAGAAACGCCGAACGGTGATCTATCCAATATAACGTCTTTCTAATTCTAGATAATTGAACGTTGTTGAACCGTCCACGTCCCGCCGAATATAAACACGCTTTTTGACATCCCGCCAATTCTGCCATTGGACAAGTATTATAAAAATTTAACGTTGTTGACGGCGTCAAATAAATGATACCCGTTTTAACTTTCTTTTTGTCGCCTTTAACTGTTTTTGCGTCGGCGTCGATACTCATTAATTTAGACGGGAATTTTTCGAATAACGATTTATTTTCGTTAATCTGTTTTGAGATATTTGCGTCGGTGATTTTCTCAATTGATTTATAAGCGTACATTTTTAATCCTTTCGTTAGTCTTACGTTTTGACGTTTTTAAACGTCGTTATTAATCATTATTGTTATTTTTCGCTTAAAGTCAAATTATTTTAAAAAAACAGTGTTACACGGGTTCGCATTGATACCGTGAATTTCAAATTTTGGCGGGTTTTCTTACGGTTCGACGGATAGCAATTCGAAACGCCGTCCAATAAATAAATAAATCTTGTAATTAACAATATTGATATCGACCGACGAACGGCGCCACGTAAGGCGTTTTAATATCGTCAATTTAACAACGTAACGACAACGTAATGAATTCTTATTTTGTCGGCGTGTTGATACCTGGTTTTTTGCCATCGATTCCTGGAACCTGGTCAATGGGGTGCCTGGGGGGATTCGAATGTGCGTCGGGTAAAATATCCCCATACGAATTAGGGGCATTTTTCAAAAACGGCTCTCTAGGAAGCGCAGGGAGCACGTATGTTGCTACTAAATGACCAAACATACGTCAGACCCCCTATATCTCTTCTACGGCTCTTATATCGCCTTTAAAGGCATAGTGCCCTTTTCGTGTGTATTTTTTCCTATTTCTCACTATCCTCTGACGGAACTTCGGTGTCCGAAGGTCTTTCGCCAATAGATTCCTCTTGATCTTCATCGGGTATCTCACTTTCTTCTACATATGATCCCCAAGACAATTGGAAGTGTGGGCCATCGGGAAATGATTCCCAATCTCCACCCCACTCAAGAGCGACATCATTCTTCCTTGCAATACTCTTAACGTGATCAGCGATAGTTTTATAATTAGGCATTTCCCAATTTGCTGCACCATCGATGTACGCATAGATATCCACTGCGTGTCCTGTAAGATGTCGTGAGTTCATTGTTGTGGATTTACCCTCACGTACTAATTCTCTTTGCTCATCTTTTGTTCTTAGACCACACGACACTCCAAAATCAATTGGTGATGTAGTGATGGCTTCTACCATAATTTTTGTCAAATCTTCGTGTACGCCTTTAAGATTTGCCATTGATCGTTTGCTAAATGTAAACATAGTTTCCTCATTATAAGTTAATATTTATTCCAAGCCTTACCTTTACGGTCTGACATCCAAACCTCTGTTCGTTCGCCATCTCGTTTAACTCCACGCATTCCTACACGTGCTCCTGTGGTCATAAACTCAATAAAGTCTTCTATCTCCTCATCCATACGAGTCTGAAGAACACCTTGAGCTGCCTCATCAACATCCTGTTCCATAGAGCGTTGGTAATGTGCTACGGCTCCTGCTAAAGCATCTAACCTATCGTCGTGCTTTAGTGAACCCCTGTCTCTCGTTACGTGTGTTAATTGGTACAGTAAAGAGAACGTGTGGTCATCCATACGAGCCTGTGCACGTGCAAGGTCTTCATCAATGACCAATCTGTGTTGTGCTAATACAGGTTCTAACGTATCAATAATACGTAGTTCCTTTTGTCCTTTAGCCCACTCAGATTCTACAACCGTACAACCGCCAGGCCATATCTTTGCTAGTACAGGTTGGAACGCTGCCAACCACATACCTTGACCAAAGTTAGGCTCGACCTCAACGGTTTGTACGTCATACTTTTTGGCATCAATAGCTATCTGTGTCATAGCTTGTGATGGATCTCCCTGTGTACCACCGACGTGTAGTAAATACATTATGCCGTTAAGTGCTCCTACGATTGCCCACGCCGTTTCGTCGGCGCCACGACCCGAAGGATCAACAAACAGTACTTTAGACTCTAGAGTTTCCCACTCCTTATCAATAAACAATGGACGCAGGAAGTGATCACCACTAAATCCTAAATTAGGAATATCTTTAATATAATTGTTCTTATCGTTGTCTCTACCCCACTGCACCGTCATTGGTGCTTTCATTGGGTTTACTGCCATTGTAATCAAATTGTATTGACGTAATGGATAACGTTCTGCATCAGACAATGATGTATCAAGCATATACTGTAGGGCAAACGATGCTCTACCTTTAGCTTCTATTTTAGTTAATTCATCTTCACCAAATCGTTTGTCGGTAATATCTCCCGAGTTAATCTTACCTTTAAGATACATATCTTTTAAATACGGGGCTAAGATATCTTTTTCTTGTCCTGTATTGTTGTCTGTCAATAAATAGTTTTTCAACTTAGGTTCTGTTGGATATCTAACAGGAATTGTAAAACAATTGAATCCCATCTCAGTAACTAGTTTGTTATATACAGACTCTTCAGTCTGAGGTGTTCCCAGGAGAATAATGTCTCCCTTACCGTGTTCTGTTTTAGTAATAGGAACAAAGTCTGATTGAATGACTCTAACAATTCTTTGTCTTGCTTCTTCAGTCAAACTGTTACGTTCGACTTCTATATCGTCAGCAATTAGAATAGTCGCACGACTACCTGTAATCTGACCTGTAATACCTCTCGCAGCTACACTATACGACTGCGACAGGGATGCATTACCTACATCAAATTGATCAGCCATATCTCTTCTAGCTGCACCATTCTCTCGGTTTCCTTCGAGTAACCAATGAACTAAGTCCATTGACTCTAAGATACCTTTTGTTTGTGCAACGAATTCTTTAGCCTTAGATCCTGTAGCAGAGACAACAAGTATCTTTTCGTCTCTAGGGTTTCTCATCAGTCTCCATATTGCATATGCAGAAGTGATGTAAGATTTACCCAATGATCTAAAGCAACGTATAATATCTTCTCGGGTTTTATCTACGGTGATACCTTGCGAGTGTTCATAAGAATCAACGCCGTGTTGTAAACGGTGTGCAATTTCATATTGCGCTGCCGTAGGTTCGGGCAGTCCTAAGTGTTGCCAAACTAAATATAAAAAATTTCTAAAATCTTCGTACGCTCCCCAAACGCTTTCCGGAAAGTTATCTTCCCAATGTGGTTTATCACCCTGCATTAATGGACTGAGCATTAAGTTCTCCTTGTGTACCGTCTTTTATTTATTCGTAAGTATCCATCAATAAAAGCACTGACACCATTAATAGTTCCAGGCGTACCCTCAGTGCCATCCTTGACACCTTCAAGTAACCCTAAGTCTTTGTTAGGTGAATCACCACCCGCCGTTCTAAAACCAACTTTAGTTTTCTTTTGTCTTCGTTTTTGATCTTCAAGCAACGTATTTTTAACTTTTGTAGTTTTAGGTTGGGTTGTACCCTGCATCGGATTTGGTTGTCTTATTTGTAAAGGCGCTGCGTACTGTCCTGTATCTAAACCCGAACGAATTCTAGTGACCATTTGAAGCTCCCTTAAATGGCATCTCCGCCGTATAACGCTCTAGTGATGACGCAATCTTCTTTGCAGTCGGCAGGTCTTCTAGAGGTTCCGCAGGTGGAAAAGTTTTAAGGAAGTTTACAATGGCTGACACCATTGCGGGTTGTAGTTCTTCTTCGTGTTCGACAATACTAGCCAACCTTACCAATAATTTATCTCTTAGGTTTGCAGTATCTGCCATTGTATTCTCCTTATTTTTTCTTCTTCGGAAAACCCTTCTTCATATTCGAATAGGCTTTCTTAGTAATTGTACTTTTAGACTTCGGTCTAGAAATACCAAGTTTTTTCCTACGGTTGATATTAGCGTATAGCCCTGGTTTTTTCTTAGTAGCCATTACTTAACCTTCTTAGGTGAACGTCCACGATATGTGATTTTCTTACCGCTTTTCTTAGCAGCAGTTTTAGCTTTTTTCATTCCAGAACGACTGTATGAATAAGATTTGTTACCAACTTTTGGCATAGTTTTCTCCTTATATATGGGTTGTTATTAACGTGATTTACTTCCACTACATCTCCAACGCTTTCTTGATAATCTTAACGGTGAGTTAGGATTTTTTGCTGCTTTTGGATTTCGTTTCATTTGTCCTGCACTACGAGCACAATATGAATTCCCCTTCTTTGTTCCAGGTTTGACCCTTGGGCCACCCCCTTTTGCTTTACCTGCCTGTCCATAAGATACCTTTTTTCCACTTGCGGTTATCTTAACTTTGGCTTTTCCTTTGGCTGGTTTCATTTGGTAGTTCCTTTCATCTTGTCGAAACTACGGAGTCCAGCCAGACCGAGCATAGCAAATACAAGTTCTAATAATATATCTGTATTAATGGAGGGCAATATTGTATCGTTCCCGACCATAACAAGAATCCATTGCAAAATCGGTTGTAGTATAAAAGTGTAAGCGAACCCAGCACTACACGCCCAGCCAAGACTCGGGCGCCAACCCGAAGTCCAAACTGATCTATGACCCGCTTCAATTTGATTTGTTTTAATTTGTTCAACATTTATCTGTGCGGCGTTAGCAATTAACATCTTCTCGATTTCAGATTTAGTTTTTGCGTTAAGATTTTTATCGGGTACTACCCTATCTAAAACTTCGCCTACCATCGGTAGTATTGTGTTAATTATCGGTAACATACTAACTCCTTGTTATAAGTTTTTTAGATACCAAATTTCTAAAGATATTGCACCGACTCCAATTATTAATCCGCCTATAATTAACAACGCATTGAGTCTATCTTTTTTCTGTTTGGCAAGTTTCTTTAAATAGTCTTGGCGTTCTTTACGAACACTAGCTATTTCCGCTTGTAGTCTTTCCCACTGACCAGGCGCACCATACAAAAGAAACAAACTACGTAGTTCATCTCGTTTTTGCTTTAGTTCTTCTTTCTTAAAGTGCCGTTCGATTGCGACGTCTTCGGTAAATGAAAACCTTGATTTTTTCTTATGTGATTCACCAAATTGTAAATCAGCTTCTGCTCTAGCATATTTTGCAATTTGTTGTCCTAATGAATTTAAATCTCGTCCTGCTTTAACTGCTTTAGATATTGCCGTTGCTGCCGAAGATACCGCACTAAAAGCAGTTATCGGATCTATCATTTCCCTTCCCCGTAAAAATATTAATATTAAGCTAACATTTTGTTAACCACCATCGCTAAAAATCCTATGAGCGATATTGTTGAAATCATCATCATTGCTTCGATCCTAAAAATACGTTTAGAAATGCCCTCTATTTTTTCTAAAACATATTGATATCGAATGGCACATTCAGCTTCGTGTTTTTCTAACTCAGCCTGTGTACTTACTATGGTTTGTTTTCTTGGCATCGGCTTCTCCTAATACAACACTAATTTAGGCGTATAGAAGGAATGACCATCATCTTCTGGAATGGCGTATGAACCACCATAGCCCCACATAAATGTTTGACCATTTTCCATTAACGCAATCCAACCGCCCTCACTTGAGTGTCCGTGTTGAGATATTGAAATAACCTTACCAGGCAGACCATAAACTTCCCAAAATATTCCATAGTTATTACCTGTTTGCCCGACCCCTACTTGTCCAACTCCGTTGTAACCACAACACCAAACCTTACCTTCTGACGTTAGTACCGCAGAAGTTTGGTATTGTGATCCACCTGCAAACATAGCTTGAGTAACCGTAAATGGATTACCCGCTGCGCTTAGTGTTTGTTCAGCGTAAGTTCCGTCTGTTTGTAGTAAACGGAATTTCATTTCTGTGTATGAACTTAACGCCGTTGTGTTTCCTGTGCCTTGAGCCAACTGTCCGTAGCCGTTGTAACCCGCAGCCCAAACGGTTCCATCAGTTTTAATAATCATTGCTGAATTATAGTTATCAGTACAATGTGTAACCGCTACTTTTGATACGTTAGACGTCACGTTTGTTGGGTTATAGTAATTACCCGCAGTTCCACCTCGACCGAAATAACCGTTGTTGTCATATCCCCAATTCCAAAGGTTGTTGGCAGTATCAATAACAAATACACCTTTGTGATTTACACAAGCAATTCTATCAATAACCGCACCCGAATTTGTCGGGCCAACTACAGGCACAATAGTAGGTGTTTGATGATTAGTTGTATTATTCTCACCGTGTTGGTAATACCCACTATAGCCTACTGAATAACAGTCTCCATTTTCTGTAAGAACTATTAGTGTTGGGTTAGTCGCACTACTAATTTCAATTTGTTTTGCTTTGTAATTAGATACACCGCCTACACCAAATGTAGGATAGGCAATAAACTGATATTGAGCACTCGTATTACCTTGACCCATAACCCCGTGCCCGTTGTACCCCGAGCCATAAACGAAACCGTCTTCGTCTCGAACTACAATTGCACCGTTGTTACCATCGGTTGCGTGAGGTGTGGCCATCTCAACAATCTTTTTACGTGCAGACTCTGAAGTAGTACTTCCAATACCACCTGTATAGTTAGTTCTTTTAGAAATATTTACAGGTACACCTCTTCGTCCTTCAAAAGTTCCACCCGCAGTATTATTTTGAATACCCATTTCGCCGTAGTTATTAGCACCCCAAGTCCAAAGATGATTGTTTTTATCAATACAAGCACCAAAGGAGTTGTAGTTTTGCATAAAGTTTTTATCTAATTGTATATCAATGCCTGGAAACTCTTGTGGAAACGCTACAGGAATTGGTTGTGATCTGTTATTTGTAGTATATCCGATACCACCTTTGTAGTTCCCATTGTTACCCCACCATCTTAGTGATCCGTCTTGCATAAGAACCATTTGTGATCGGTAACTTCCCGCCATATCAACTTTAAGTTTTGCAACTTTAGTTCCCGAACGTACACTTTCGGGCGCCCAAACAGGCATTAATGTGGATTCATCAATTTTTAATACTTCATTTTCATTACCAACAGGCAGTGTTTGTAGTTGTGTACCATCATAGTAAAGAATATCGCCTTCAACACTACCAGTACCGTCCACACCTTGAGCAAATTGTGCCCAATTAGAACTATTAACCGTAACTGTTACAGATTGTTTAGCAGTTGGCGCCGAACCCCCCATACCAGAGTGGTTATGACAGTAATAATAAAGATTTGGAGCGTCTTCTGGCACTGTAATTTGTACATACCTTGTAGTTGCGTTGGTATATGCACTAGAAGTGTAAGCAGCTAGTCCATTACCGAGCGAATCTACGTTAAGTACTACGTCAGTTGTACCTGTACCTACAATATCTGCCGCCGCAATAGTGATTGTGTCGTTCACGGCGTAACCCGAACCACTATCTCTAACTACAATTGTAACTGTACCCGAACCATTAACTTGAACATCACAAACAAAACCCGTTCCCGAGCCACTAGATGTAGTCGCTACGTTTGAGTTGATGTTTGCAGTACGGTTTGCGTCTGTGGCTCCACTAGTAATGCTGACAGTTCCAACAACATTTTTATTTTCAGCCAACGCTCCGTCTAGGTAATATGTAATTCCACTTGAATAGGTTGTTCCACCTGTTGTGTGAGTTCCATCTGACGTGGCGCTAAACAGGAGAGGATGTGAAGCGTTTGACGAATCATTTTGATAGAACTTGTAGGTGTTACCTTCAATTAATTTTAAATATTTTTGTTTTACATATGTGCCTGTACCGTCGGTCACATCAATGTAAAAGAAATTAGAACCACCATCTGCCTGTACTTTTGCATAGTACTCAAGAGTCGATGTTCCTAGATTTGTTGTGACTGTAGCAGGTACGACACCTGTAGTGTTGTCTTGTATACATACATAGCTTGTGCCGTTGTACGACGTTATGTCTTGTTCAAAGTAGTTTGCCGTTGAGGAATAATTTCCTCTCCAACTAAACTTAACTTTTCCTAATGAAACTGTACTCATTATTTATCTCTCCTTGTTAAAATATTACCTTTTTAGGTGTTGTAATGCTGATGTCGTCGTCGTTGTTATTCAGTTGACGACTACCCCAACCTACGGTGTAAACGTCTCCGTTTTCACCAAGCAACAACCAATTACTATTACCTGTGGCGTCACTTATGTATCCCGAGACTTCGTAATCGATAATCTTATCGTTTACTTGAGCCGAAGGAATTCCGTCTGACTGATAATTAAATGGATGTATATCCCCTGTTTGACCTACACCACTTCCCCCTGCGTTGTTATAACCCCACGCAAAGAAATAACCATCAGTTGTTAAACTTGCAAAACACCTACCGTATCGACCGTGGTGTGAATAAAATTTAGATTTTTCATAATAATGATTACCAGGATGAATGTGTTTATATGTTTGATCTTTACCGTCTTCGGTTCTAAATCTAATTCTATTCCAACCACCACCTGTGCCTGTACCTGTAGCGTTGTATTGTGAATTACCATTATATGCTCCGCCGACACTGTAGCCTACGTGCCAAATAGATCCTTCACCTGTCAAACAAGCGTAGGCTTCATATCCACCCGCTAAACCATAAGCATCAACAATGCCACCAACATTAACTCCGTTTGCGTTTCCGCCATATGCAGCGGCGCCTCCAAAGATAGTTTGTCCGTCGTTAGATGTCATTTGTGAAGACCCACCTAGTATTGGTGGCGTCCAACCAGGATGGGACGAGAATGCTGATATTTGTCCTGTACTATTACCTAAACCCCACAGACGACCCGTTGTATCCCCTACGACTATTGTGTCGTAGTATTGTGTCCCCGCTGCCCAATGTCCGTCTGATCCTGTAGTTTTCATAAAACTATAGGTGTTTCCAGGGACTCCCGTGTATTCACAAAAGCCATAATATTTAGCAGTCGTAAATAAATTCCTGCTTTGGTATCCAGTAACATACATTTTTCCGCTTGTATCAATTACAGTTGTTGTAGCGTAGTTACCTGCGTGTAAAAATATGCCCCTATATTTAATAGGAGGCAGTGGGTTTCCGTTTTCAAGTGTTGTTATTTTTTCGGGTTTTCTAAGTGGACTTGTTTGTCCCTCTCTTGCACATTGATTGTTTTGATTAAATCCCCAAGAATAAATTCCACCTTCATCATCTTGAGCAAACATACAAGTCTTACCTTGACCTTGGTTGTAATCTCTATCGGCAATAAACCATACGATCTTCTTACCTTCCATATCAGTACCTTCACTGATATTTACAAAACGTGTTTGTGCTTGGTTTGAACCATTACCGTGATCGGGTTTCCAAGACCAACCACCCCATTCACTTTGACTTCCCATTGCCCAAAGTTGGTGTTCGTGGTCGAGGACAAAAATGTTATTGTCCATTTGAAATGCATCAATGATATATCGATCACCTGGCAATGCGACTCTAGTTGGGTTCATAGATGAGATATCACCCATATTACCCAAACCTGCTTGACCATTTCGTAAGTCTCCCCACACACGTAGTGATCCGTCTGTCATAATAGCGCCCTGCACGTAACCGTGAGCATAGTTTGCGCCGTTGTGTTTTTTACGCATTAACTTAACGGCTCTAGTGCCTGGACGTTCACCTGGAAATCTAAATTCCACAGTGTTTGAATTAGAATGTAAATATGTATTTTTAGCGCCTGTTGTTGCGCCTGTTAAAGAAGTGGTTACAACTTGACCTTTAGTTGTGGCGTGTTGTTGACCTTTTGCAAACTCAACCCACGCTCCATTATAGTAGTAATACACCTCACCATCTTTTCGTACGACATCATAGTTTACATAAGTAGAACTAGCAGAATAGACTCCCTTCCATCTATAACCTAGTTTTGTGTAATCTATAAATTGTGTACTCATTATTTTCTCCTTATAGTGCTATCTGTAACGTATTATTTACAATGCTGATTTGTATGTTTTCAGATAACAACCAATTATCAAAATCTGCTACATTAACAGGTGTAGTTCTTGTTTCTGTTTTTTCTAAAACTGATCCATTAACTTTTAGTCCATAGAACACAGGCGCCGCCACAGACGACACAAGATCGTATTGTGTTCCTGCGGAATTAACTTGTAAGAATTTATTTCCGTTACCCGCAAGACTGCTTGGAATATTGGCCGCAGCAAGTGCGCTAACGGCTGCGTTTTTCGCCGCTACTGCATCGTCTTTTGCATCTTCGGCGTCGTCTTTATTAGTTGCCGAAGTATTTTTAAAAGTTTCAGCTTCATTTCTATAACCCAAAGCAAGTTGCTTATCGGCGTCCGCAGCCGATGCTGAATTTGCCGCCGCTATTGCTGAGTTGTTTGCAGCCGTGACTCCTGCACCTGTAAGTGCTTGTACCGTTCTTTTGTTAACGGCGTCAGTGTCTGCCGTGGCATCTGCCACATTAACAATTTTAGAACTTAAAGCGTCCCAATTGTTTGAGTTATCTCTTGCCAACGCCACTTCTTTAATGTCGTTAGCTTCTTGTGCAAGAAAGAAACCTTGAAGTGAATCTTGATCAAGAATTTCTTCTGACAAAACCGAGCCTGTCTGATAGTCAACAAGACGAGCTGCGGGAGATGTTTCACGTGTAATAACAATTTTATCGCCAATATTAATTTGGTGTGTGGCACTTTGTAGTCTTATGTTTGCCGAGTCGATAAAATCATATGCCGTCGTATTAGTACCATTAACGGCAACCTTAATGTGTGACCTTGCAATATATGCGAAAGGAATAGTGTAGTCTAAATTACCAGTTCCATATTGATCGACTGAACTAGGTTCATACACTTCTCTCGCAAAAGCCATTATTTGTCTCCTATTGTTACGTCATATATTTGTTTATATAATTTAAATGGCAGTAATTTATTTCCAACTTGTTGGATTCTATCGCCATCACCATCACTTATGGCATCTTTTAAATCTAAAACGTCTGTTATAAGTCCACCCGTTGGGCCACCTATTAATGACATTCTATTTTTCTCAGATGAATATCTAGATGGTTTTTCTGCAATTCCTAAAGTACGTCCTGCTTCCGCTAACGGAACAGACAACATCATTAAGAAACCTGCACGATCAGCAACATCATAACCCCACTGACCTAAACTTCTTTCTTTAATTGAACCTTGGTATCTAAGGTCGGATAGCATTACAATTCCTGTACCTAGCGCCGTGGCTAAACTCAATGATCCAAACGCTTCCATATCTCCATATCGTGCCATACGTTGAAACGCAGGAATCATATATTTTGACATTGATACAAAGCCATATGTCCAAAACTGAAGTATCGTCTTCCATATCCCTTCGGACATAAAGTAAGGTAAATCACCCTTACCAGGCGTCATAATTGCTCTTGTAGCAACACTTTCGAGGGCAGTCATAACGTCATTAAATGCTTTAACTCCAACTTCTCCCTCGTCTAACCATCTGCCCATTTCCATTTCCCAAAGCCCGTCCGTCTTAGTAGGCGGGTGTTTAGCAAACATTTTTCGAATACCTGCTATTTGAGATTGTCCTAAACCGACATTTGCTAATTTAGCTATCTCAAGTTCGGCTTTTGATTGGGCAGAAGCCTTTGCTAAAAGGTTATCGTAATTCCTTATGGACTCAACAAAGTTGTGTTGCATCTCAAGCATTACCAAGGATTTCATACGAGTGTTCCACCAACCCATAAAACTAACCACGTTGGTTGCTTGACTAAATCCATCAACGATTTTTTCAGCATTAGAAGTCGTGTAGTGAGTCAGACTGCCAGGTGCTCCAAGTCCTGCCATTTCTCTTGTCGTATCGGCACCCGCCATTTTCATCGTACGACTGTTCGAAAGTATTCTTTCTGATGCCGTAGCAAGTCTAATAATCTCTTGGTTGTTTAGACCAACGACTGCTTTACGTAATTGTGAATTTTTTCTACTAAACAAATTTAGATAAGAAAATGTTCCCCAACCCGATGTAAATACAACGTTGGCTAAGTCAGCTAGGGATGGCAATAAGAAACCCGAACCATATCTAATATAGTTTACAGATCGTGCCATTTGTCCTGCCCAAGCAAGACCATAACCTTTAGATGTGTCGGCTCGACCTAAAATACCAAGATGGCGTTTTACACCTTTCTCAATATCATCTAGTGCAATCTGTCTGTCTTTTTCTAGTTTGACAATTGTCCTTTCACTTTTCCCCGCTTTCTTGGCATTATTAATTAAGGTTTGATATTCTTCTTTTACTTGTAACTGTAGTTCATCTACGATTTTACCTTCATTACCAATCTCAATACCCTCTTTTTGAAACACTTTACGTATAGCAATACGAGCCGAAAGGTCTTCCATTGATTTCATCATAATGCCATAAAGATCGTTTCTTAGTATTCCCATCTCTTCAGCTTCACGTCTTTGCTCATTAGTAAGTTTAAACTGCCTGTCTTTAGTTCGACCCGATGTAAAATACTCAGCGTCTAGTCCGCCCGTTAGTGAATTTCTGTGGTTTGGAGACGACAGGTCAAGCAAAAGTTTATCCACATATTCTTCAAGTGATGGCTTGGCGGTGGTCTTTTTCAAGATTCGCTTTGCCTTTTTAAGTTGGGTTTTGGCTTTTTTCGCTTCACCCGCCGTCAACCTTTTAAATTGATTACGCACTTTTTTAGCGTTTCGTAAATCGATCTTTGCTTTATTTGCTTCGGCTACTGCTTTTTTAACTGGGCCAAGTTTACGCTCAACGTTAGCAATAGCGTCTTGTAAACGTCTGCCCTGTCTCATTAGAATTTGCAGACGTCCTTCTAAACGTCCTGTAATTTGGTTTCCTACTTTTTTAGTCTTAGCTTTATCAACCGCTTCTTGTAGTGCGTCATCTCCCGCACTTGCTAGATTATTATCTTTTTTAATTAAATTATCTTTAGCAAAAATAAGATCATCTAATTCTTGTTTACCTTGTTTATCTAGATTTGCTAAACGTGTTTCAGCATTTTTCTCCGCAAGTTTAAGCAACTCTTCAGCTTCGAGAACCTCAGACTGACGTTCTTTTTTTAGCTTTTGTGTTTGCTTAGTAACGTCGTGGAATTGATTATCCCTAATATTTTGTTCAGCTTCTTGCTTACGTAGTTGTAGTTTTACTTGCTCAATCTCTAATTTAATTTTATCTAATTGCGCTTTACGTTTTTGTTGTTCGAGCATTCGCTCTTTAACAATTGCTTCTGCTTCTTTAACTTCACTTTTTTTAATTTGTGTATCTGTCTTACGTACATTACTAGCTGCAATTACCGCCTCTTTTCTTGTACGCTCAACTCTTTTAGTTGCAACGTCTACTTCGGCTTCTGCAAGTTCGAGTGTGTCTCTTCGTAGAGCGCCATTCCAATCTTCAAAAATTTCATTTTTAACAATTAATCCGTCCGCAGGACTATAAGTATTATCTCCGACTTTGACATCAGATTTACCTAATTCGTCAAACTGTTGTTTAGACATTCCGTAGTTTGCATTTAGCCAATCGTCTGGAATTTCATCACTAAGAAGTCTCATAAAGAATTCTTTAGCCCTGTCAGTGTTGGCAGCAATACCACTAGAAATCCACAGTTGTGCCTTACCATAAGACCTACCCATTGCTTGAGACGGTTTAATCATCCCAATTGCTAACATATCGTCTTCAATAGATTTGTTCATTGCGTGGATAGCTTCAGCTTGATCTTTAGCCGCTTTAACAATCAAGTCCGCACCATCGTCACCAAAACGCTCACGTAAGTTTTTCAATTCAGCGTCGGTAATATCATCATAAAGTGCTTTGTTAGTTAAATCCGTAAACTCAAACTCTTCGATTTGACCTTTAGTTTTAAGTGTTTCGGGTTGTGTTTTTCTTGGGCCTTTCAATACTTGACGACTAAACGTAGCCATACGTGCGCCTGTATCAGCCAAAGAAATACCAATTTTAGATGGGTCTTTACCTTGTAGTTTAGCTAACGCTATTCGCAGATTAACATAACGTTGTACTGCTGCGGGAAATACTACCTCATCAAATCGTGCTCTTATACGATTAGCAACCTGTTCGACATTTTCTAGATACTTACCTTTAAGATTTCCTTTAGTAAGTATGCCACCTGTATCAAACAAAAGTTCACCAATTCTTTGGGCACGTTGGCTTTTGTTTGTTAATAATCTATAAATAGGTGAACCAACAATTCTAGTTTTTGCTAGTTTATTAAGTCCATACATTCCTGCCTTACCAACTGCTTGAATGGCTCCTGTTCCTACTCTTTTTACTCCCGAACCCACGGCGCCTGTTGCTTTAACAACGGCTGCAGCGCCTACCGAACCAGGCTTACCAAGGTCTTCCCACTTCTCAGTACCTGCTTTCCAAGTTCGTTTACCGCCTTGAATGATTGGTTGAAACACAACACTGTTTTTCATTCCTCGACCAATATCACCAATAGCTAAATACACAGGATTATTTGGATTAAATGGATTATTTTTTGCGCCTGGATAAAGTGCAGATCCTTTATAACCCGAAGATACAAACGCTCCAACACCGCCACCAATAGCCATTGTAAACGCAAGGTTAACAACACTTTCGTCTACTGTTCGTAGTTCTTGTCGTAAGTGTAGTGACGCTTCTTGCGCTCCAACAAAGATACCACCACCAACGGCATAACGAGAAATTGTGGCTAGTGTTTTACCTTTTTTAAATAAACCATAAGCAGGAATTAATGTAGACACGTCGGCAAACGTAAGTAGTCCGCCTGTAAGCATTCCAAAGAAATTACCATTAGCTAAATCTTCACGATGCTTTTGTAGTTGTCTTAAACGAGCAACTCTATCTTTAAATTGTTTTTGACCATATACGTCTTCAAACATTCCCTGTTTAAGCCACTCTTCGACATCTCCATATTCAACTCTATTCTCATCCCAAAAAGCATATGGATTAAATTTAATACCATCTTCATAATTATAAAAACTAGCATTTCTATCTTGAGGTATAATGCCATAACGCATCATATCTCCAAGAATAGTTTCTTGCATATACATCTCATAGTTTGTCGCAAAGAAACCTAATCCCTCTCTTTTAGGCGGAGAAACTAAAGACAATCCCGAATTGGCAGATTCTAGCGCAACGTTAACGCCTAGATTATTAGCGGATTGATAAGTTAGTTTCATTTATAGTACTCCTAAATTAATACGAAATTTAAATGGATCGGCTTTACCTCTTGTATCTTGCTCACTTCTTAGTTTGTCATAGTTTGCATCATCAGCTTTATGTCCTGTAAAGTTATAAGCGTCTTCAATAATAACTTCTCCCGCTTCGTTTATCTTCCAATTAAATCGTCCTAAAATTAAACCAAGTGTCATTGATTGATTAGTTCGTGAAGATAACGCAAGGTTAACGTAAGACATATATCGTTGACTTGTGTCTGACCCTGTTAATGCACCCATCGCCATATTTGCAAATTTTGGCATATCAAAAGCATCTTGTTGTAAAGCTATCCAATAGCCTTTGTTTTTCTTTACATAAGATTTCTTTTTATCATCCCACACGGCAACATCTACGTTTTGATAACTACCTAGTCCACGATCTTCCGCAGGTACATTTTGTGTGATCCAATTGATGCCATCTTTACTTCCTACGATTTCACTAAGAAATAATCCATTGTCGTTAATCCCAAAGAAATCATCGTAGTCTTGATATTGAATACTTGTTTTTTTATTTTTAATTGCCCAAGAAACTAATTCTTTTAAAGCACTCATAGATTGTTCATCAAAAATTGTTTCCCCACTGATTATTTCAGTTTTGTTTGAATCGCCTGTTACACCCATCGATTCACCTTTGTATCTTAAAAACACTCCTGCCGTTTCGGGTAAAGCGTTGTGTAAAATCCAAGATGAAAACTTAGCACCTATGTTCATATCATCTTCATACACTTCACTGTCTTTAATTGGCGGGTTTTCTATTTTTTTAACTTCCACGCCTGGTATATCTTTGTAGTGACTTTTGTCTTGAATATCCAAAGCTGCGTGAGCGAGTACTTTATTATTAGTTGGACTCGACTCAATAATTGCACCGTTAGTTGATTCCTTTGCTGACATATCGACCTCGGACGCAGCGACAGGTGTAATAAATAAATTAGTAAGATTTTTAAGCCACGGGTTTGGTGCGTCAGCTACCGACTCACCTTCAGTAATTTCTTGTCCTGGGAATCGTTTACTGTACATAGGATCAGACCCAAAGAACATATCGTGTTCCATCTTACGTCTGTTATCTATACCTTTAGATTTACTTTTGTTTGAACGATTTAGAATTTCATTAGAAATTGAATCCATATCACCATTTTGTATATGCTTAACAAGATTCGGGCCAATCAAAGCGGGTGCATTATACGCCATTGAATTAAGAGCAATTCGTTGATCTGTATTTAGAGGAATATCTCCAATTTTATCTGTAACTAATTTATCCATATCTTGTAGAATAAATTCTGTAATCAAACGACCTTGAGTTTGTGTAATGGCTTTTTCACCTTTCATTAATTTAGCCATATCATTATCATTAAAATTTAATTTCTCTTGAATTAAATCCTTATGTACTTCTAGATTTACACCATAACCAATATGCGGAACTTCATTTACATAGTGCATTGTTCCTTTAAATCCGCCCTCAACGTTAGATATAAAATCCATTCGTCTTTCTAAGAAAGCATCATCGTACGCAGACGAACCTTGAAATGTTAAAGTTTTTGTTAAAGTGTTGAGCGCAAATTTATTAGTGTCGAGTTCACCGTCTGTATTCATTTTTAAATCGGGCTTGATTGCGCCACTAGATTTTAATGAATTTTCAGTAGAGGCAAACACGTAGCGTTTCATATCATTAACGTCTGTGATTGTGTCTATTGCCCCTAAATTAGGACTGACATTATTATTTGCGATTTTCATTAATTACTCCTTGGTTATGGATAAGCATAAAAGTCTTCAAGTGGATCTTTCTTTTGATATGTATTGAAGCCTTTATTACTGTTTATCATTTCATTCAAATCAAAATCATTTAACTTATCAACATCATATTCTGAAAAGAATGGCTTGACCGCAAGTTGATATCCTGTGATTTGTACAAACCTTCCAGAACCATCATCTTTTTGTCCTTTAGCTAGATACTCTTGATTTGCATTTTCATCTAGCGGTGGCATTGGAATTAACATCATTGCAGGATGAGCAAACTTTTTAAAGTTAGCTTGGTCAGTTTCGTAATCACCTGTAATTGTAAATTGTGCAGATTTCGTATCCGGGTCAAAACTACTAAACCAAGTTGAACCCATACCTTGTTTAAGTATTGGTTTATTATTTTGATCAACGCCTAAGACAATATTACCACCGTCCATTTTACCTTCGTAAACATCTAAAACTTGACCAACTTGAAACCCAATGTCTGTCCCATCTGTTTTATTTTTAATCGCCATTAATCCATTAGCCATTAACAAAGGACTACCATTTGTAACTAATGTCCAATTATCTGTGTCAAAATTTTGAAACACTTGATCCATATTTTCAACTAAGTCAGTTACATTTTTAACGGTGTTTTCGGGTGTGTTGTTTTCGACAAACGGATTAGGAACTGCAATACCCATTGGTATTCCTTTAGTTGCTGTACCGTCTTTATATTTTTGTGCGGTATTAGAATTAAAGTTTGCGCTTATATCAATTTGTCCGCTATTAATAGTAAAGTTTTGTGCACCAAGAATAGTTTTAAGCTGATCTGCAATGTTTTCTTCATTAACTTCCATATTTGCCTGTTTTAAATTCATCACGGCAGTAAACATATTATTTGTAACTAGTCGTTGTGCCGTTGGCGTTAGGTCGTCCCATTGTGAATCTTTTGAAAAAATACCCATCGAAGGATTTAAATAATCAGCAACCTCATTTTTAAAATCCATAAAATTAGTTTTAGTTTTTGAATTATAATCAGCAATATCATTACCCGCCTGTTCCCAAACGTATTTATTAAAGTCACCTTTGTACGGGCCTTCGGGATCAGAAACTAATGCCATTGCATTTTTAAACTGTATATCATTATTCATTCTAACAAGATTAGCGGTTGCACCAGGCGCATTAATAGCAGTCTTAATCATATTAAAGTTTGCCATTGCTACAGGATTATCTTTAAGAAGAATATTAGCTGCTATTCCGTTTCCACCATCAATTCCTAGCATAACACCAACGGCTGCTTTTTGATGCTCAACGTTTTCAGAAAGCATTAATGACGTCATATAAGATATGGTGTTACCGTCGAATCCGTCTTTACCATATGTTTTATAGACTTGTTGTAATAGCTTTGTGTTAGCCACTATCTTGCCAGGACTAACTTCAGAGTCTGACATCATATTCATATTGTCACTAGTCAGCGTATTATATAAATTATTTTTTGTATCGTCTTGGCTAGGTAATGTGTACGGCATACCATTAGCCATTTTGCTACTATTTGCGACCATTAACATTTTATTTACGTTAGCACCCGTAACGATAGCAGCGTTTAGATTTTTTGTAAGATCACCATTAACGGCTGACCAAAGATCGGCACTAACGCCAGGTGTGTTGTACAAACTTCCTGGACTTCTTATAACAGTATCTTTCCCGTTTATACCTTTATGCACATAATCTTTACCACTAAGTAACATAGAGTGCATATTTAATGTCTCTTTCCAATCGTTTTTAAGAAGACCCATTACTTTGTTGTAACCGCTTTGCCACTCAGTAACCGCAGAAATACCATTTAGATTTTTTAGATTATTAGCGTGTTTTAAAAGTTCTCTAGATAGTGGTGCCATCTCAGTAGGAAATCTTTCCATCAAACTTTGTTTTTGACCTGGCGCCCCGCCTGGTACATCAATAATTTTAGCACTGTTAATAAACGTGCTTAATTTCATTGTGTCATCATAACTTTTAGCGCCGTTGATTAGCATACCAATTGCTTGTGATCGAATAGTTCCTTCACTTAAATTACTGTTAAGATGTGGGAAACTTTTTTTCAAATCCGAAGTTAACGAAAAGTATGCTTGTTCCAAAGTGTTGTTGGCATAGTATGTTGGAACGGTGGCTGCAATAGCATTAAACTTTTTGGTCTGCTGAAGTTTAACTGTTTCTAGTTTATATTTAAGTTCGTCGTTAAAATAATTCTTTTGCCAAGCGTGTGAGGCGTATGTATCTACAATCTCATCACCTGTTCCATTTTTAAAATTATCATTCCACCACGTACGACTATTTTCTTCAAATTTCTCGGGCGGTTGTTGTGCCGAAAATGTAGTAAAGTCGTTGTACATATCGTATCCTAAAGCCATACCAAGAGACTTTTTATATGTATCAATGTAGTGTGTGTTTGTGCTTTCTATGTTGTCTAGTGCCGTAGTTACGTAAGATTGATTAGTAACACCTTCACCTTTAGGATTGTTTCTAACTTCATTAAAAGCGTCTGCGGTTGCTTTCGCTTTTTGTTCGTTGGCATATTTTTGAGCGTCCATCTTTTCGACCGCCCAATACGAATCATTTATATTTTGAATAGATCCTTGGACTTGATTAAAAAAGTTATTAAAGACATTAGTTAAATCACCAGCCATAACGTTTCGACCTGCTAAGTCTCCAACCTTTTTAGGAACCGCTTGATTAAATCTTTGGTTCTGAACAGTTGCTAAACCTGCGTTTGCGGGACGTCGAAACTCATTACCGCCTGTTCCTTTTCTAAATCTTGCCATTAATTTACTCCTTTAATTGCGTCAACAACGTTTTGGTTTGCATAGTAACTTGTACCAACCTGTAAGCCACTACCAACAAACCCAAGTATGGCGCCCGTCTTTCTTGCGTTTGCTTCTTGCATATAGTTGTCCGCTTGGTTTTTAGATTGTGTGACTGTATTAATATAATTTTGTTCGGCCGCATATTTATTAGCATCGTAAGATGCAACCTCACGTTTAGCGTTTCGATCCATTCGAACGTAATTCAAAGCGTCACCATAGGCTTCCTCGAAGACAAGGGACGCAAACGTTCCATCACTTAATGAATTTTCCGCAGCCATAAAAGTACCCATAGCTTCATTCGCCGCCCTAATTCGGTCAGATTGTTCATCTAAGGCGTCTAACGATTTTTCTGCAATCTTTCTATTTTCTTCAGCATATTGTGCTTTAACGTTGGCTTCGGCAGCCCGATATTCTGATTGTGCTTGTGCGGCGGCTCTTTGCTCCATTCTCCTAGCCTGTTGCATTTGCATCTGCATTTGCATAGCAGACGACGCAATTGATGCAGCAATCAAAAATCCTGTACACATATTATTACCCCTGTCTTGTTATTTCATTATAGAATCCAATGTAATCAATTGAAGTGATATTCATTGGTTTTTCTGTATCATTAAAAAGTCGAATCTTTGCACTTTTACCATTTGATTTAACAGGCACTTTAAATCCACCAAGTTTAGCAATCGCAGCCTGTCCAATCTTTGAGTCACCCGAACCGACAATACGTCCTGTAAAAGCAAACGTTGTTGAGTTACGAAACTCGGGCGTAACTTCGACACGAAAGAAACCCGTGTCTTTAAAATTAAATGTAATGTTTCTTAGTTGGAAACGACCACTAGTAATTGTTCGTCTTAGGTTTTGTGGATCTCTAGGAAATAGTTTTGAGAACGTTACAGAAGAGGTAAACACTTCTCCTAGTATGGTTTCACCTGCACTATAGTTACCAGGCGTGGTAACTGTAGTTGATGTTGGATAGGTTAATTTTAAAACCTCACCCACTTCACCTGCGGGAAAATCTGTAGACAAAACCGCACTAGTTTTATTGTTGTGTTCATACGGAAGAGTCCAAGTAGTTGTTTCGGTATTTATATCGTATACACCTGTGACTCTTACGATACGATCCATAGAAACTTGATACGGATGTTTTTCTTCAGACAATTCATATCTTAAAAATGTTTTTTCAAAGAAGACCTGTCCGTTTCTTGATAGAACCATATAAAGTTCACCATCAATAACTTCCATCCATTTAATCTTAGCGTCAGAACCATATGTCCATTTTGACCAAGCTGATTGGGCTTTGGTTTCTCCGTCAACATACATTTTATAAATATATAATGATGTACGATCAGAGTCAGTTAGACACATCAACATATCGTTAGTCGGGTCGCCCGTCATACGAAAGATCGGCGCAGGTACATAAGATAAAGCGTGTAGAGTAATGTCCGCAGCCACGTTAGAAAGCGTGTCATCATCGAACGTATACTCAAACACAATTGCATCCCTACCCGATTTCGCTGCGAAGTAAAGCGTATTACCAAGTGTAATTGGCTTACATCGTGCTTCGGTTAGATAAGTAGTAGATAAATCAACCGACGCATTTGTTGGCGAAAGTGCACCTGCCGTGGCAGAAGACACTTCAAACTGTGCTTTGTTACTAGTTAAGAATAGTGATTTTCGGAAGCCCACTGCGTGTTTTAAATCGTTCACTGTTGATGAAGATGCCGTCAAACCAAACGAATCACTGTCAAGACTTTGTGTTGCGAAGTCGGGCCAAAAGGTAAAATAATAACCCGCTTGTGAAAAGTTAATATTTTCTCCCGAAACAAACGCTAATCTATTACGGTGAAAAACTACTGCCGTTATCTCATTGCCTACAAAATCGGGATCAGAGACTGTCTCGGGATCTCCTGCAATTCTCTCGGGATAGTCGCCCTGTTTAAAATCAAATGTGCCGTCAGCTTTTCTAACTAGAAAGTGTGGCATTGTAGTTGCATCAAAAGCGTTATCATCACTCGGATTTGCCGCCTCAACCCAACCACCGTTTTCAGTACTAAATTTTGCCCAATATCCAAACTGTTCTCCGTCGATGTTTTGACCAACTCTTATGTAATAATCTCCAGGTGCAGACGCAGGTAAATACTGTCTGTCTGACACGTTGTTTGTCATTGTGTATGGGCCATACGTTGCGTCGGTTCCTGTGTGTTCGATAGTAAACGCTTCACTACCTGTAATAACAATTGTTTCACCAATTTGTTGTGTTGTATAAGTTCCGTTCATTCCTGCAAAAGAAATATTATTCATAATATTACTAGTGATTGCGGTATTACTTAATGCCGTGGTTGCACTATATGTCCAAACTTGAGTGCTAACACCACTTGCAGTTTCTTTAATATTAATGGAATACGCCGTAGATGTGTTTGTAGTTCGGCAGTTAATCAATGCTCGGTGGGGTCTAACATATGTAGATGGTGACATCACTACAGTTTTAGTATTATTAGCAATGATTGTAAAATCACCAATAGTAACAAAACTAAATGATGTCTCTTCTGTAGAGCCTGTTGGTAGATTTAAATAGCCTTTACCATTTGGAAAACTTACGGTCTGTTCTACACCATCAAGTGTAAACACTTTCAAATCTTGATTATTAATTACAATCATATATTGCTCAATAGCGTCTCGACTATAAGCGTAAATAGCAGGTGTATCGGTATCAGATATACTTGTTAAAGCACTGATGTGTCTTGATGCGGGACGACTTTCAAACCCCCCTGTAACCACTGACACTAAAATGTTATCTGCTTCTTCTACTTGTCCTGGTAATCGAACAGGGTCGGGCTGACGTGAAACTCCTTGATACAGAGTTTTGATCGATTGTTCGATTAGTGTTCCCATAGTTTATCTCCCGAATAACACGTTATATCTACGTGTAGCTTGTAAAACGTGAGGACTATCTTTTAATATATTATTATCCTCTACCTCGGCTTCGGCATCTAATAGTGCCGCATAAGATTCCGCTTCTGATCTAACTGTAAAACTATCTAGCGCAGCCGAACCCATTGCCGACTCTTGGAATGTTCGTGCAGCTTTTCGTGCAATATATAATTGCATCGTTGGTGTTAAATCTGGAAAATCTAGTTTGATGACCACATTGCAATATGGGTCAGTATCAAAAATAAATGTTTGTTCTTTAAGATCAAATAAGTATCTAACGTTTTGTTCCGTTCTTACTGTAACGTTCAACTCTTTGTTTTCTCCAACCGTATCAACCTTAATGTACGTGTTCGGAATAACAATTTTGTTTAGATAATTACGAGTTAATTTAACATTATAATTAGTATTTTGATGCCAACCTTTAGCCAAAACTTCTGTAGTAACTTCGTCAAGTTTGGCTTCCGCCGCTTCCGCATCTGGTAGACCCGATGTTAGTGATGACACAGGTGTTTCACCTATAGAATCAAGCACTACGTTTACGGCTTCAAGTTTTGTAAGCATATGTAACTCTCCTTATCATAAAAAAATAGGGTGGCACCGAAGCGCCACCCATTGTGTATTAAGCAGTTTTAAATTCAACCGCCATCTCTGGTCTCATTGTACCGTGACCAACAAACATTTTGCTGACCATAAAGTCCTCAAGACGTCTCACATCCCTTTCGGTTTCCATTGAGATATCAAGAAGTTTTACAGTTGCAACTGATTGTGGACACCACATAACACCAACCGTATTTGAATAGTCACCTCTATATTTAGAGAAAACTCCTGTAGCAGATGATTCATCGGTTTCTGGAATATTTTTCGATTTAACGATTATTACTCCATCGATGTTCATTGTTTCTGCTCTTTGGTCGATGCCACCTGCACCACCGTGACCGAAGTCTCGGTTAAGCACTAAGTACTGACCGTTAGAGTCTTTTGCATATTTAATTGCATCAAAGACTTCAGTCTTAACGGCAAGATACCTTTGCATATTTTCCGGCACATCTTGGTTGAACAACTTAGTATTAGCTTCCCTAATTGCATCAATCCAATCAATTCCACTATATACACCTGCGGTCGCCGCAAGTGAAGCGTCAGTAACGTTGTTACCGCCTGGGAATGGACTAGTTGCAGCAGTTCTTGAAGCGAGAATGATTTGTCTGAAAACGTTCTGATCGAACACTTTAGCCAAAGCCCTTCCCATTTCATTAGAAATGATCGACCTCATATCAAAGTGAGATAGAATACGATCTAGGTCTGCTATTGCGTAATGTGATACTAGGATATCATCTACGTTAATAGTGAGTTCCGAAGTATCAAAATCGTTTCCAAGCATCTCTTGACCAGGCGTGTGATATTCAGCACTTGCCTTCCAAGTTTTAGGGAAACGGTATGATTTAGCACCACCGCTAAGAGACTTAACAGTATGCTTGTCTAAAGTCACTGTCGCATTGTCAAAAGCAGTCAAGACTTCACCACCAAATACGTCCAAATACAATGAACGATTATCTACTGGATTCGACGCACCTTTACCAAAACGAACTGGACTTGAATTATCGCCAAAAGCCATAATTACACTCCTTCTTTGTTTATGTTGTTTTACTAGATTTAAAGATGGGTCTTAGCGCCTTTTCTATATAGATTGTCCGACGTATCGGGTCTATCTTACTTTGTCGTTAAAAACCTTTAAATACCCTATTGGGCAGAAGCCTTTCTTAAAAAGCAAAAAAAAACAGGGTGACTTTTGCCACCCTGCGTTTTGTTTATTATTATTGTTCTGCGTCCCACGTTGCTGATTGTATTTTCGCCATAACTTCTCTTCGAAATACAGGGTCAGATTTATATTTAGGATTAGACATATCTGTTTTCATTTCAGATTTACTTCGGTATCCATACGTTGTTCCAGGTAGTTGATTTCCTGTCGTAATATGAGGCTCAAACGTGTTAGATCCCATTCGTACCTTCATAGCATCTACACCAATTTTCCATTGGTCACTTGCTAGTAGTTCATTAAATTTAGATATCTCATCTCTATTTAAATTATCAACTGCCCACTGATTCATATTACGCCAAGCGTCTTCACCGCCTACATAATCTAAAGCATCACCTACAGTTTTTTCTCTACGATAAGCTAGATTGTCTACGTAACTTTTAATCAGATCGTTTGTAACTCCGACCTCATTTAATTTTTTATATGTGTCCGCATCAAAGTCTCCATTGTCTTCGAGTTGTTGTCGAAGATTATTTGACTCTAATCCTGCACGGTCAATAATCGAATTGACGGCTTGTTGTTCGGTTTGCTCCTCGCCATTCTGTTGCACCTCAGAATTTTGTTCTTCTGTTTTAGCATTTGGTTGATTTGTTTGTTCCAAACGATATTGCAATTCTTTAGCGTGGTTTTGCCAATCATATTCGCCATTCTCCTTATTATAGAATTTTTCATATCCATTCTCGGGCATTGGTGGAATGGGTACTTCGTCTACTTCAGAGTCTGCGGGTGTATTCTGTTGTTGCTGAAATTTATCAGCCATTTCTTGGTTGTATTCATCTGAACCTGGTGTGACTTCTTTAGTCTCTTCAGTGGATACATTCTGTTCATCAGACATATAATGTTACTCCTGTGGTGTCATTGGTTGTTGTTGTTGTGCCATAGCTTCTTGCATTACGGCTTCAGCGCCCATTTGTCCTGCGGCCTGTGCAGCGGCTTGACCCCCTGCTTGAGCCATCTGTTGTTGCATTTGTGCTTGTTGCATCTCTTGGACTTCTGCTTGACTTCTCACTGCGTCGGGCAAGTCCAAACCGTGAAATGCTTTAGATAGCAATGCATCAAATTTAATATAAGGAAGAATATCCTGTGGCATTCCTTGTAGGAATTGTAAAGCAACTTGTACTTTATTAACCGCTTGTTCTCTTCCTAACGCTTCCATCCCACTTAATATTACAGGCTCAACTAAATCGTCGGGCCAATCGGGTAGCTGACCATTTCGTTTCATCTGTAAAATTAATCTTGTTAGACGTGCTTGTTGCATATCTTGATTTAATTGTGAGTAAACTCCACCAAGTGTAGCTTCAAGTTCTTCAGTCATACGTCTTACTTCGAAAGCAGTTGTACGCTCTGAATCACGCACTGTTGCTGCGCCCATTAGGAACGCCTGTGAAACTTCACGTGATTGTCTTTCCATCTCGGCAGCGCACAACTGCATTCCGTTATTGTTTTGGAATTGAAGCATAGTAATATCTTCGGGATTTCCTACAACAATGTCACCATTATCTGCTTTAGCAATTTTTCTACGCAGGTTTAAACCACCTGCTGCGTTAGGTCGGATCATTGTTACGTTTCGAGATGCCATAGATGCACCATCAATTAGAGATTTAGACAATGCATCTAAACATCTAAAGTCGGGCAAGTGTTCTTCTATTTTACCTCGTCCGTAATCCTCACCTACAACGGCAGTATATCTAAGTGCGTTGTATGGAATCACCTCGTACTCACCTCTAGAGTCGGGTATTACTTTATTATTAATTTCTTGATAGACATCAAAACCAACACCTTTTGGTTTAATTTTAATGTGTGTATATAGTGGTATACGATTTTGACTAAAGTCATCAGCCGATACAAATTTCTTAGCATTGTCGGGAAGTTGTTCGGGAGATAAATATTCTTCCGTAATAATTTCTTTAACTATGCCCTGCATATCTCGACTGACACAATATTGATCTAGCCTAAAAATTCTTATGGTATTGTCGGGTTGCATTACCTCAAGACAATTACCTGTAACTAACAGATATTGTAGACAAAGATTAGTAGATCGTCTCCATTGAGATCGTTCTATTTCTTGTCCTATTAGTTTTTCTGAAAGTACTAGCCCTTGTTCTACTTCGCTATCAAGTGACATACTTCCCGATTGCATCTTCATCTCTGGCGGTACATCTAATTTAAAACTAGATTTACCAGGTGGATACATTGCAATCATTAATCGTGACGCCAAACTAACGGTCGCTCTCGCTCCCAATCCTTGATAAGGCTCGGGCAGAGTTGCAAACTCGTTATGACCTTCGGGTGGCATAAGTGCGGGGATAGTTAATTCCGCACAAGCCCGTGCCCTAGTCAAATAGGGGTCACGTTTTCGTTTCATTGTCTCATAACGAGAACGTGCAGTCTCTGCCATATTGAACCCCTTTACTGATTAGTGTTGACTCCTGTACCGACCGACGATCCGCCGCCCGATCCAAGTTCGATTTGAAGATTTTTACGCATCCCCTTCTTTTTCCCCTTCTTTAGCGCCTCTGTGTATGCCTGTGAATCTGGCAAATTTGATGCACTTGGCGCAGGTGGCGTAGGTGCAGGAGGCGGTGGTGGAGGAGGTGGAGGTGGAGGCGGTGGTTTAGGTGATGAAAAACACATCTTACTTGCTCCTTTTTCTTAAAAATGTTCCACCTATCTCATATCCCATCTTCTGAAATAGTGATAAGTTTTGGTTAGTGTTAATATCGGTTGAAGTACCAATATGAATTTCAGCTGCACCTGCCATCTCTGCCCACGTTTGATATCCCTTCATAAGCCTTATGGCTGCTGAAGTTCCTCTAAACTCGGGATCGACATATAGTGCAAGGTCAGATGAAACCTTATCGTTACCAAACCAATGTTCAGTTATACACCCAACAAAGAACCCTACAAGTTCACCGTCAGATTTCTCAGCTACTAACGCACAATAGTTAGGATTAGTATCTATAAGAACCCACAATTGATATAGTTTCTTTTCATCAAAATTGAAATTTTTGAAATAACTTTCTTGATGCATTTTAGAACCATAGCCAATAATCGTAGGCACGTCCTCTTCTATCATTTTACGTATCTTCATTTGTACCTTCCTCGTATTCTTGTTTAGCGACTAGGAGTTCATCTATGAGTTCACGTCTTGCTGCATATCTATGAGCTTCGATTTCAGACTCACCCTTCTTGATACATCTAGCAGGATAAGTCTTATCCAACATTTCTATTAAATCTGTTGATTTAACAGGAAAAGACTCTTCGTCTATTGTTATTTGTTTGATTGCCATTGGGCAGAACCCCCCTTTATTTGATGGTTTATCTCACAGGACAGGCGCCTGTTGCACATTCGTCGTCCGATAAGTCATCAAAATCAGCGGTTCCCACAGTTTCATCAAGGTTTACGTCCTCTATTTGAGAGACATATTCCTCATATTTTTCCTGTGTAACCACCTCTTGTGGGAGATAAAGATAACCTAAATCTTGGGCAGTTTTTGTAGGGTCATTACGTAGTATAAATGACACCCCAACATAGGTATCCCAATTTCTTATCAGCCAATCAATAATATCACCAACCTCATCGGGCGAGTAACTTATTGTTATTGAACAGTTTTGTTCAACGTAGTTTGACATCAAGACTTTGTATCTTTCTAGTTGGTCAATTGCCGACTCAAGATTTACATACTTACCGTCAACAACATCAAATTGAACATCATTATATTCAACAGGAAATGTTACTAACATAGCGTCTTTGTCGAGTGGGTTTTCAAAGATACGATACCCTGCACTTTTTAAGTGTTTAAGTACGGGATCATATTTTGAAAAGTTAACATTGTTAAATATGTAACGACCTAAAGGTTTGTGACATCCTTCAGTCGTGTCCATAATTTTACTTACTGTTCCACTAGGTTTAATCGTAGTGGTATTCTTTGGTCTAGGTAAATGTAGTTCATCTGCCATACTAAAGGCCGCTTGAACCACAATATTTTTTAGAGTCTTGTAGTCATAAGGGGATAGTTTACTTTTAACTATACCTGTCAGACCTACACCACATAGACGTAAGAATTCATTGTTTTGATGCCACTGCGTTTGCAGAACACCGTCGTTAAAATTAACACAAGTTTGTCTATAGTTTGCCCGTGCCATAATCTTTGCCGCTTCGTGTAGTGATTCAATATCACTTCCAAACTTAGCAACATCTATTTCGACTAGGTTACATACAGACTTCGAAGACAACAATATCTCAGCGCACGGATTAACTCCCGAGAACCACGGCGCTCTAGCTTTGGCCGCACTTCCGTTTATAAATCCAGGCTCTGATCCACCTGCGTCTAGCATCAAATCAAAAATTTCTTGCAGTTGTTGTCTTGATGGTCGGCTATAAAACAACAATGAATTATTTGATTGTGCTCTTTGTGGTTCGTGTTCCCAAAAGTTTTTCTTGGCAAGAGCAAAGTCTTTCCATTCGGGATCACCATATTCAACCAAAGCAATCTCGGCTGATCTACGGCTTGATAAAATTGTGCCAAGCCAATTGACGATATCTAATATATCAATCACCGTAAGTAGTTGTCCTGCTCGTAAAGACAGTAGGTTTGCAATAGCAACAAACGCTTTACAGATTGCTTCATCACCTGCGCTGATCCAACCATAACCTGCAAGTCTTTCACCTGCGGGTCTAATTTCTGAAAAATCTAAATGTAATTCGTGACAAGGATATTTACCTGCCAATAATTTACCAACGGCTTTTGCCCACGCTTCGGCTGAATCACCAACTTTAATTGTCCAAGTCCCGCCCGAGTTGTGCAAATCTTTTGGATCAATGTTACCTGGTTCGTACGTTTCAACGTTTTTCTCAACGCCACCCTTTTTAGTTCTTTCGCTGCGGGTGACTCTAATGTTGCGAACAGGCTTTAAGAAACCCGAAAGGTTTCCTGTACGTGGTTTAAATCCTACACCACAACCATTCAACAATAACCAAATCACATCAACAATATCACTGACAGATGCAACCTCAGTAAACGAACAGTTGAACTGACTAATCTCTCTTTGTTTAGCAACCTCAGTTCCACCAAGCCATAGCGTACGTCCCGCCATAACTCCTTGGCGTTTCATCATTATGTCTTTTAGTTTTTCTAATTCTGCTTTTTGTTTTTTATTAAGTTTATTTTTTTGTGCTCTTTCCCAAAGCCACTCTTGATGAGTAATAACTCTATCAACAGTTTGCTCCCACGTCTCAAATGTCTCATTCTCAAGTGGTCTATTATATGTACGACGTGTAATTACCTGTGCTCTAGTGCTAGTCATTAATCAGATCCTCTAAGTTAGGGTGAACATAATTTGGGCCTTTTAAAATTTTACCGCTAACAGGATCTTTAGTAACGCCGTTTTCTACTTTAGACATATTTGATTTATGAATTCTCTCAAAAACTTCTTGAAGATTAATACCAAACACGACTGCCATTCTAGATACAACGTATTGTAAATCTCCTAATTCTTTTATAAGATGAACCTTTTGTTCTTTTGTAAGAGATCGACTATTTGACAAACAATGTAGACACTCAAGTGCTACCTCTTGTAGTTCTAAATATTCCTCTTTAATCAATGTAAGACTTTGACGTAAGTCCATAACGTTGAGACAATTGTTAACACTGTGCCCCGCAGCTTTATTGAAATCAATTATGTTAGATTCACGTGATTGTTTTTCTGACATTGGATTCCCCTTTCTCTATTGTTGTTATTAATCTTTGACAATACCAGATCGCTTTGTTGACGTCTTTGATTTGGTCTTCTTTCGTTTTGTTTTTCCTTTGGTATCGACTGATGTATTTGATTGCGTTTGCGACGCAGACTGCTTCGTCTCCTTTGAGTCCTCGGCAGACTTGTTGGATGTAGTCGATTGCTTCAATGCCTCCATACTTGTAGTGGTCGGGGTTGATAGCTTCATCCATTTGTCTTCGTTTGGGTGCCATAGTTTTACCTCTCTTGTATCTACTTTGTAATCGCCATACCTAAGAATTCTTGCAAGTTGTACCATCTGAATGGCGTATTCTTCTGACAGGTGATTGTCTTTAAATGCTTGGAGCGTTACACCCCAAGGGTTTCTAATATCTGATTCAATTATTGCGTTAGCTTTCTTAGTGCCAATACCTGGAATACCTTTAAAGTTATCCGAAGAGTCACCAATCATTGCCTGTTTGAACATATTTAAATCAGCAATATTTCTATTAATTCTAACTGCCCGATTAAACTTGTCGGGATTAAAAAATTTCACGGGTAAGGTCAACATATCTTTATCAATCGAAACAACGACAGGGTCGGGCACATTAGGATCAGTACCTAAGATGCCTAACAGATCGTCGGCTTCTAAACCTTCACGCCATATCGCATCATATTTATCTTTAAGATAATCATACGTATGTTTTAAAAGTTTAGGACGCTCGACCGTTTTACGATTTGCTTTATACTCGGGATAGATATCGTGCCGAAAGTAATGACGACTAGGATCACTAAAGCACATAATAATTTTACGTGGTTTAATTTTCCGAGTCCATTCTTCAATCATCACGTCTGCATATTTTTCTGCATTCTCGGGAACAAGAGGTGCAAGTTCGTCGTTGTTATCAACAACTGCAACCGCAGATTTAAATGCAATGATGTCTCCATCTACTAAAGCGATAGTCATATGATTAGTTCCTTTCCATCGGTTATTTGAATACAATGTTTCTGATATCTTAGTGGTGTTTCGGGAAAGGCTTCTAATACACCTTGTTCCATAACAACCAACCTATCAAAACAATCTTGCTTTGTTGGGTATGGCCCAAAGGTGTCGTTAAGCTGAACACAATTTTGAAACATAATATTACAAACAATAATTATTGCTTCGAACATTAGTGTGTCTCCTTCCAATTATTACCAACGTCATACGATCCCGAAAGCGGACACTTCAATTCTAAACGCTCACCTGCAAGTTTAATTGCATCAGCAAACAATTGTCCTATCTCTTTGGCGTGTTGAGGTCGAACGGTAAGTTGAACCTCGTCGTGTACGTTGGCACAATAATTAAACGTTTGGGGTTGATCGTCTACAACGTGTCCCGCTGCGGGAGCCAATTCATAATGAAATAGACACAAAGCCTTTTTCATAACGATGGCGCCCATCGATTGTAGGAGGAAATTTAACATCGAGTGTTCTGAAACAATCGGGATGCGTCGTCCACCATCAACCCCTATTAAGTAGCCACGCTCATATTTACTTTTTAAAATATCAGCAAGAGTACCTAAACCTGTAATACCTTGATTCATTCTATAACGGATAATCTTACCGTCAGAGAGTGGTGCTTTACCTTCACGTAATATCTGTGAAAGTTTTCTATCGGATGCGCCGTACAAATAAGCGTACGTGAGACGCTTTACGACGTCTCTGTTTTCTACGCCAACAATCTTTCCTGTTCGACTATGAACATCTGTGCCGTCTTCTTTACTACCTTCAAGTAAAGCCTTGGCATATGCACCATCATCGAAGTGTCCAAGCATTGCAGCCAACATCCTAAGTTCCAAGGCGTCGGCATCTACACCCACAAGTTTGTCGCCTTCATCGGGCAACCAAACTTCACGCATTCGTAAATCTCTTTTACTAATCTGCGCCATATTGGGTGAGAAATGTGAACATCGAAATGTGTTCGTTCCGATTGTATTTACTTTACCGTGAACATATCCATCATCAGTTACACGCTTAAGCCATCCTGCGTCACCTTCACTAATTTGTGATAATTGTTTTTGACAAAGAAAATATCTACCTAGAAGTTTAGCTTCGGGATAATTTAATTCGTTTAAAACTTTTTCGTCAATCTGAGGAGCGCCCTGCGGAGTATACTTGGTGGGCTTCCAACCATACTTTTCCGTAAGACGCTCCCCGATTTGTTTACGGGAACCAGGATTAAAGACTTCAATTTTGTCCTTCAGCCTGTTACCCGTTTTATCGGAATATCGTTCAATTACACGGGGAAGGAAAATAGATTGTAACTGATCTTCTATGTCCGACATCTCCTGTCGCATTTCTGCGGCAAGATCCTGTGCAGCTTTCACATTTAAACGAAAGCCGTGTCTTTCTTGAATACCCAAGACATAAGCAAAATCAAACTCTGTTCGTAGAGCCTGTGCCATTTCGGGTTCAAACTTTTCCATTAAATGTTTATAAAGTTTTGTTGTGACCTCAACGTCTCTAATACAATACGTTGCCATCTCATCAGTGAACTTTTCAAAATCTTTAAAGTCACCTTTAGGAAAACCTAAACGTTCTCCCCACTCTGCTAACGAGTGTTTCCTTTGTCTCGGGTCGATGAACCTCGACAGAATAAGCGTGTCAAAAACTTTCTCTCTTTTGATTTTGGCATTCGTAAGTCGAGCGATAATTGGGTAGTCGAAGTTGAGTCCGTTGTGCATAACGACACGATCCGCATCTTCCAACTCTTTAACACCATCCTCAATTGGTAAATAATTAGGGTGATCTGCATATAAATTTACCTTCCCTTCTAAGTCACCAACCGCAATACAATGTATTACAGTTGCATTAATATCATCAGTTTCAATGTCCACAATTTTAGTTATCATCTATAAAGCCTTTCTCTTTGTTTACGTGTACGATCCTGTGGCAGTTAGCACAAAGCAAATGACACTTGTCAGCTTCAGCAACAATACGTTCCCAAGAACGTGCGCCCATACCTACAACAGTTAAATTAAATTCTTTCTCAGTTGGATCTCGGTGATGAAAGTCAAACACCTCGACAGGATAACAAAAGCCACAACGCTCACATCGTCCGCCTTTGTGTTCAATCAATTTCTTTCTTCGATTCCTTCTGAATCTTTTTCTACCTTCTGGAGTCCAATTCATATGCCTAAGTCCGATTGAAAGTCGTCGGACATAAGCATTCCCGTTTTGGTATTATAAGATAGTTCACAAATATCTCCTGTCACTCCAACGTGTCTGTTTTTCAAACACCTAATTTTAATTTTGTTTTCACCTTTACTTGTGTTTCTTGAAACGGCAATCACGGCATCACTCAACTGACTAATACTTTGACTACCTCGTAATGATGAAAGCGTTGGGTCTAGTCCATCTTCGAATCCTTGATCAGACGAAGTGGCTCGACGTAAATGACAAATCAAAAACATTCCGCAATTAGTTTGCTCTGTGAATGATCTAAGTTTTGTCATCACATAATCTATTTGTTTACGCTCGTCTCCACCGACCGCCATAAACTCGGCGCCCGATAATAAAATACTTAGGTGATCAATAAATAAATATTTCACACCACATCCAATGACCATATACTTTAATCTGTTCATCAAGTTGTCTGACTCTACAGATCCAAAGTGATCATATAAAAAGAAGTTACCTTGACCTAGAGTTTTGTCGAACGCTTTTCTTTTTTCACTTTCCGTTGTTTCTTCAGACAGATGCAAAGGTTTTTGCATAGCCATCGACATAAACCGCAAACCTGTTCGACCCAAACTTTCTTCCAAAGCCACGTACCCAATCTTTTGATTGTGTCGGATAGCAATATCATACGCAATTTGAGCTGCCAACGTGCTCTTTCCAACGCCGCTTCCAGCCGTGAGGGTAACAATCTCACGTGGGCGACAACCCAAGAGTACTCTGTTGAAATCTTGAAACGGATAGTCCAAACCTTTTGCAATAGGCTCTTTAACATTTTTCCATATCTCCTTTCCATTTACAATGCCATCGGGTCTTAACGGTTTAGCATTATAAACAGATGATATTAATTCTTTGACCCGACTAGCCTTTAACATCTCATTAACATCTTTCAACGGTAACTCAACGTTACTTGCTTTGCCTGGTGAAAGTATCTCACAACAATCTTTAGATGCCTTTTGACCTTGCGGGTCAGCATCAAACATAAACGTGACCTCATCAAAAGTTTCGATGAAATCTATGTTGCGTGATATGGCAGCCTTGGCTGATGGTGCTCCGTTAGGAATGGAAACTACAGGCCAAGTGGGATTACATTCATTATATGAAAGGGCATCAATTTCACCCTCGCATATCACTAAACGTTTACCACCTTGTTTCCATAGATGTTGTCCGAAAAGTTCTATACTTTGAAAGTCACCACGTGTTTCAAAATGCTTATTCGGAAACCTTAGTTTTTGTGCCACAACTTTGCCGTCTTTATAGTACGGCGCTATGTGACAGGCTTTACCTTTTACTTTCGTTACTCGGTATCCAAAACGTTTGCACGTTTTTTCTGAAATTTTTCTTTCCGTTAAATCATAGTACTCACCACTTTGTATTAAGTTGTTTGGTACTTTAGTTTTATCGTCTAGAAATTTGTGTGTTTCACAAGAGAAACAATACGTATGGTCATCATACTCAGTCAGCGCATCGCTTGACCCACAGTCGGGACAAGGTAAGTGTGTTTTTGTCATTCAGTTGCCTCATTATAAGTTACTTTTATACAGGGCGTTTCTCCTTCGGTGACAAATCTTTTTACCACTTCTAGTAAAACGATCTGATCGTCATCATTCCAAAAGCTACCTTGACTCGTCATTGAATCAAGTGGCCCTTTGGCATAATTATCAACGTCACCTCTAGGATAGTTCCGTTGTACGGTTTTAGGTAATGGACAAATGACTTCAATCAAAGCGACGATTGCTCCATTTGTCGGCTTACCCCTATGTTGGTGTATCTGATCACGAACTTCTCTACGAAATTTTTCATAGTTCTTTCCATAATAAGTACCCCAACGTGTGACTCTAGGGCGAGACGCAGGAACAGGATTAACATTAATCACAAATTCCTTTGCGTCTTCGCCCAAAAGATTTTTAAATTTCGATACAAAACTAGATATTGATATCGAAGTCTTTTGTTTTTTCATCGGTTTTATCCTCTTGGACTTCTACATCATTGAAGTCGTTCGAAGGACTACCACCAAAGTTACGTTGTTCCACCAACATAACGTTTCGTAGTTGGGCAGTAACACCAATGTTTCCACCTGCTTTGTAGGGCAGTAGTGCAAACGATGCACGTACTAAATCTCCCGATGCGGGAAACTCCTCTTCACCAAGTGGTACTTTCTTAGCATCAACAAATCCAGGTTGATACTTGGTCTTTGCGGTAATCATTACTTTACCTGCAAACTCTTCTTTATCGGTGTCATCACCGTCTTTAAAACAGTAACGAATATTCTTTGGGATTTTGCCCCATTCTTTTTCAGCTTCTGCTTTAGATTTTTCTCTCACGTCTTCAATGAATTCAGACACGGATTTATCTTTAGCATCAAATACAAGTGTAACTTTATACTTGCCATCAGAATACTCCTGTCCTTCATCGGGTTTCGCTAACCAAGCGTATGCTGCGGTTGCTACGGGTGAGACTACTATTTGTAGTTGCTTTTTAGCCATACTTTTACTCCTTAATGTACGGTTGGTTCTGTTGGTAAATGGTATAAACATTCATCTAAAAATTTAGCAATGTTTATTCCGTTAGCTGCGAGTGACGCCAACACGTCAACAGGCAGTGCTCCTTCGCTTTCATAAATATGATAGGCTTCGACGATTAACTCTTCGAGTTCCCTACTATATTTTACATTATGCTTGGGCATAAGGATGCCCTAAATAATTAAGCGAAAAAGTATTCTGCATTTAGTACCTCATTAATATCGAACTCTCCTTGTTTTGGTGGTTCGGGTAATTCCACCTTACCATTTGAAAAAGTTTCTTCAACAAAAGGATGAAATTGTTCTCTTAACCAATCACCTCTAAACATCTCAACGACCACTTCTCTAATGGTGTCTCTCAATAAGTCTACATTACAAGGATGAACACCAAATGAATCGTGAACGGCTGCAATACAGTGGACACCTTTCTTGTTTAGTCTGACAATAACTCTCTGCAATATGGATGCGTCCAAACTATGAATAACATTTGGTGAACTTGATAGCATTTGTTTCCTGGAATTCAGTCCACCGCCTTCGGCATTCTCATCCCACATAAAGTACGAACCCATCACCGTCTTAACGTCAGACTTTGCGATATTCCAATATGATTGTTGAACCACGCTACCGACAGGTGTTTGCCATTTAAGTGGTATATCAAACTCAGCAAGTGAAGTAGCCACCTCTTGGAAGTAAGCCATTATAGGTTTGGATGCGACTACTGTTTGTTCGAGTGCTATAACTAATTTATCTCGAAGGTATGCAGCATTTTCCAATCGACCACCTTCGAGTTTGTCACAGAAACCATCATTAATTAATTGATCCTGTATACCTCTCGGAGTCACACCATAGCTTGTAGTCATCGTGGCACGTTTCGCCGTCTTACGTGTAATGTTACCGACCCAACGCCTTGCCTTGTCTAGGTTTAATCCCATCTTGATATCTTCATTAACAAGTTCTTTTACAACTTCAGCGACGTTGTCATAGATATCAAAACGTTCGGGACTAGACGTGCAGTTGGTCAGCCTGGCGCCGACAGGATCACGACCAATCAAACTTAAAATTTGTAGTCCATTGTTACTACCGTCTTGGTGTACAATTATATTGGATTTATATTTTTCGGGATTCTCAGAATTGATAGCATTGCGATATTCCACGCAGCTTTGTAGAAACTCTAACTCTTTATCAGCCGTTGTCCAAAATTTATTACCATCGAATGGTTGATTAGCTGAGTCTAAAATTTCTTCAGTATGATCTTTGACCCAATTCTGCATATCATCAAACTTCGTCTTGTCATAACCATATGTGTTCGCAAGTTTGATACCAAGCCAATACAATCCACGCTTACCTAATTCTTGTGAATCGCCGAACCTCATTGTTCCTCGACCAAGACTATCAGCCTGTGGATTCCAATCGGGAGTGACGTAATACATACGTGTTCGACTATCACATTTAATTACGTGATACACAGGACGCTCACCAATCTGATCCATAAGTTTTAACTTACGAATTACGGCTTCACGTTTTGACATCTCCTGTGCATTACGTCCGTGTATCTTTGACAAATTATATTTATATTCTGCACGTTGTTGCTTGTTCATTTTTTCCCACGTCTCATCATCTAATTTCGGTGGGAGTTTCTCTGCGTTTGGTGATGGCATACATTCAATTAGATTTAGATCAGCGTTGTAGACCTCACGTGCTACATCACGCATATCTGTATCAACAATAAAAGGAACCTTACCAAGTTGATTTGCTGCGGTGATGGTTTCTTTTGCTAATGGATTTTCTAGGGACGCCGTGTGTTTATGTAAACCACCACGAATAAAATCAATCGGTATCATATAATATCCACCGACATATCTTTTATTCTGTAAGTCCCAATACCATCCTCTCGGCGGTATCAACATCGGTCGCAATGACGGACTGTTGTATCCGATATCATTATTAATATCTTCAATCATCTTACGACAAAGTTCAGACAAAAATATTTGACGCTCAGTCTTGTTTCTCATCTGAACGTATTTCATTTCGAAGAACCCGCCCGACTCTTCAATCAGTATCTTTAATAGTTTAGATCCGACGTGCATCTTTACGTCACGTCTCCAATCCAATGTCTCAATGGCTTGTAGTTTACGAGTCCAATTACCCCACTGCCTTTGATTAAAATTCTTAGCCCTTCGCAACAGACGAGCTGCCACGTCGGGAGTGCCCGTGGTCTTGCTCGTCTGTTTACTTTCCCGCAACCATTTTTCGAATTCCATCTGTTGCTTTACGGCTAGACCGATATTCATACAAATGGTTCTTGCGGGTCTGCCTAAACCGTTATCTGACATACGAATAGACAGTAAATTTTTAATGGAAAGGTAAGCAAGTTTGTCTGCTTCTACCTGTGGTAGATACCACCACCAAACAGGACGGACTCCACGTCCACTGTTGGCGATACCTTCAATAGCAATCTCTTGCTCACGTTTGATGGCAGGAATTAGTAAAGACATTTGATCTTTAAAAATTTCCCGACCGACTCCTGTATCTACGAGTCGGGTTTGTTTATCAACTAACAGGCGTCGAAACTTTTCAACACCTTCGTTGATGGCAGCCATTTCGAAATTGACCTGTTCCTTTTCTTCTTGGAACGTGTCTTTCAACAACGTGGCTAATTGAGTTTGCATTGATTCGGACATACTATTTTTTCCTTTCGAGTGTTGTTTGTATTAATTTTCGGACATCGGACATACTTTTCTGTGCTTGTCGTTTCCAATGCCTTGCTCTCAAGTAGTAAAAAACAATCAATCCAGGTTGAATAATAATAAACAACCAAACATTGATTTCTTCGTAGCTGAATCCTGTAATCTCGGCAACCTTTCTTAAAAAATCGATACACCAATTACATACAGAAATCATTATAGTGTCATACATAAGTGCTCCTTTCGTTAAAATTTCGGATGTAAAACAATCCCATTCAGCAACAGGTTTTGATAGTGGTCTGCCTGTTGCCTGTAGTATTCAGACCTATCATCCTCGTTCCATTCAGCATCGTATTGTTTGCGCCGATACTCTTTGAGTTTCGTCACGACGCATTCGAGTCTGTCGTCGAGTTTGAATTCTTTAGCCATAACGTGACCTCATAATTGCACGTCTCGTCAGTAGATCCGCTGCCTGTTGGGCCTCTTCATTTGGCACAAGGTGGGCGTACCGTTGAGTCATCTGAATATCAGAATGACCAAGTAGTTTACTTACCGCATAGAGAGATACACCACCTTGCACCAAACGGGATGCGAATGTGTGACGAAAAGAATGCGGAGTAAATTTACCGTAACGCTCGACCTTGTGGTATGCATTCAGTCCTGCCAATTCGATAGCGTCACATATAGTCCTTGTGGAATATCCACGTGGCTTAGTTCCACACCTGGAAGGAAAGACATAAATACTTCCGTTGGTCTTACGTCTTGATAAAACTTCTTTGACTCTATCTGTAGTAAAGATGAGTCCTTCGTTTTGCACTTTGGTTCTGTAAAAATTTATTGTAGTCAGATCCGCAGCGACAGAGTCCCACGTCAATGAACAGACCTCATTGATACGGGCACCTGTATCTAATAGTAAGATAACTAAATCTCTTGAGTCCGACGGCGGTAAATGTTCGAACAGATCCTCTTCCTCACCGTCTAATAGATATCTAGTTTTTCTCACCGTCTTTAGTTTTAGTTTTTTAAAATTCTGTTTGTTTAAATCACAATCATAATCATTTTGTGCCTTATTAAAACAGGCAATCCAAAATGTTATTTCATTGTTGATTGACGACGGGTTCAAACCATCAGTGATCCTTTTCTGTTTGATCATCTGTAAAAAGCTGCGGTCTAGCCTTTGTATCGGCAAGTCAAATTCCAGGCGAGATAATTTGTTTAAAATTGATTGATAGTCTTTAAAAGCAGGGCGACCCGACATCTTAAGTTCCAGGATGTATTGTCTCGCCACTTCACCGATTGATATTCTCTTACGTCGGTCGAGCTGCACCTCATCAAGGCTCTGCTTGTTGGCTCTACGAAAGACCTCTTTAGCCTCATCTAACCGTGTTCTTTTCGTGGACTGCTTGTGGTATCTCACGATATTCCCTCTGTCATCTACCACGGGCAATGACATCCAATAGTACGGACTATCGTTTCTCTTATATACGGACATTAGTTTTTCCTTTCGTCTACTGTTTGTATAACCTTAAGACCATTAGAGAGTCTTAACGTATACTTTAAGTCTATAGTATACATTTGACCCCCCAATGGGCATAAGGACGACCTAAATGTTAGCAAGAATTATTAGGAATATTATTATAATAAACCCAATCAGACGCCACGGCATCTCGGGATACAATGGCACCTGGACATTCTTGCAGGAGTCGTAAAGTTGCTTATTCATTTAGCACTCCTGTTTGTTTACGTTTAGCCTTGCAAAATACGAGTCCAAGAATCTTGAATTTTCTTGATGCGACTTTCCGCAGCGCCACCGCCAACGCAGTCTCTCTCAGCGTCAATAACTTCGTTAATGACCTCTTCGATCGTACGTCGAGCTTCAATCCAACTCATATATTCTTTGGGTTCTGTTTGTTCAGCTTTTAAATCCGAGATATCTTGCTCGGGAAATAAAACATTACTCAATGATAATCACCTCCTTTCACGGCTCATCAGTGCCCCTATATGGGACAGACAGGGCACCCGAGGGCACCCTGTTTCGCCGACTAACGAACTTTCTTCAACGCTACGTCTATGACGTCCGCAGAATTATTTAGAATGTGTGTCGCTACAAGTGATTTCAATTGGATGTCGTCTCGCTTTTCAAACTTAGATATCGGCTCGTTAGTGATATCAATTTCGATCACGACGTTTAATTTTACGACGTCCTTTTGATTGTCATTCGATGGTTTACTCATAATTGTCCTCTATTAGTTGGTTTATATTAGAAAGTAATTTTTCGACGTCGTCTGTCGTTCCTACTTCCTGTATGCTATCGCCGTCGGTTGAGAAATCCTCTTCCTCTTCCCACTCACGAAATTGTTCTTCCCATTCGGGAACGTCTTTTTCGGTGCCGAAGACGACGGATTTTCCGCCGTCCTCGTCAACTATTTTTGCGAATATTTTAGTCATTTCATCCCTTCTAAAATGTGTTTAATAATCCCGATAGTCCAACCGTTACCAATCATTTTATAACGTTGGGTTTTGCTTACGTGGTTAGTGTAATTATCGGGTACGTTCTGCAATCTCTCGCATTCAACAGGCGTTAGCTTACGCCAACTATATTTGTCGGTTTCCTGCTTAATTAAGTGATTGTCAGATTGTACGCTTGTAAGAGCGTTAGACTTGTCGTCAAAGCGCATTTCGTATTGTTGGTTATACTTTACTTCATTAGGCTTTTTACGTCCTCTCAGAGCGCCTATGCCTATTTTTGGTTCAGTATTACCGCCACCGTGAGCATTAAGCGTTGGTGACTTACCCTCGACGGAATAAACACGCTTTAAAATGTCGTGCCCGTTTATATCAGTCGCCATTCCAATTCTTTTCATACCTGTTGGAGATGTCGTCGGGTTATCTATTAGAACCATTGTCCGTTGGTTACGTTCAATTGAATTCCAATAAACGGCGCCTTGATATCTAGCAGTTAAACAATGCGCCTTGCCATTGCTAGTCATTCGCTCGTCGGATAGTCCGTCTTCTAAGATATCTTGCAGGACAATTTTTTTATCCTCAATATTTTTATCAAACGGGATATTAGTCCAATATAATCTTTTTCTGTTTTGAGCACTAACCAAATTCGAA